CATGTTTGGTGGATTATTATATTGAATATATCAATCTCAAAAAAGCAAATAATCAGCCTATTACCTGAAAGCCATCTATCCTTAATCCGTGAAGCAGAGAAGAGAATGTGTAGCGTAATAAAAGTGACTATTAACAATTGTACGTGGGAGAAGCGATGAGCCTTATAAAACGAATTCAAGCATGTGGTCTATGTTATTGCGAATGTCAGAGTATCACTTTTAAAGAAGCAGAGGCGATAAAAGAGCTTGTATTGGGCGAAGTGGTAAAAGCCATTAACGCAAATGTAAGCTTTGAGACAGCTGATAGATATAACGCAATAGAAGATGCAATTTGTATAATTGAGAGGCTTAAATAATGGACGGCTATTTTAAAAAGGCAGAGAAAGCAATCCAGTATTTGGAGGATTCAGAGAATGATTTTGCCGAATTCAAAGCGCAGCATCAGGCATTAAAAGAAAGGATTAAGATTGAACTTGCTAGTTTAGAAATGGAATCAGAGGAAAAAACACAGGCAGCAAAGGCTACATGGGCAAAGGCTAATATTAATTACTTGAATGCTGTGACAGACTGGGAGGATTCAATGGCTAAGTTTTATCTTGTTGAAGCAAAGCGTAAACGAGCCGAATTGATTATAGAAATGTATCGCTCGGTGAATAGCGCAATGAAGAGGGGGAATATATGATGTGTAATGGAAAATACGATATTATTGATTGCCAACAAGAAATAAAGCTTGCGTCATGCCCGTTTTGTGGCGGTGAGGCTGAATTTGTAAGAAGCAATCTTAATCATTGCTATGTTCAATGTTTGGATTGTTTCATTATTGGCAAATCAAGCGCCAATAAAGTTGATGCCGTCAAAACATGGAACACAAGAGTAGATAAATGAGGAAATGCAAGCCAAAGAAATGCAGGTGGTGTTCTAATGAGTTCTTCCCCTGGAATTCAACCCAAGTAAATTGTTCGCCCCCTTGTGCTATAAAATACATTAAACATAAGCAGGATACTCAATTAAGGCGTGATATAAAGGCCGATGAGAGCATTAAGCGCAAGGAGATAAAGCAACGTAAGGAAAAACTTAAAAGTCGCTCAGATTGGCTTAAACTGGCGCAGAAGTCATGTAATGATTATGTCAGGGAAAGAGATAAAGACGAGCCTTGTATTAGTTGTCAGCGATGCCACACAGGCCAATACCATGCGGGGCATTATAAATCGGTTGGCGCGTATCCAGAACTGAGGTTTCACCCTCTCAATATCCACAAACAATGCTCAGCATGTAATGATGGAAACAAGTTATCGGGGAATATCCACGAATACAGAAAGCACTTGATTAAAAAGATAGGAATAGAAAACGTTGATTGGCTAGAAGGCCCACATGAAGCACAGCATTTATCAGTGGATGATATAAAAGAAATACGAATATATTACAACGAACGGTTAAAAATGTTAAAAAGTAACATCTAATCTTTGCATTGTTTCCCTAATCCATTGAGGATCAAGCCCAATGATATTGGCGTGAAATATATCGCCGCGAAGGTAGTTTCTTGCTTCATTCCTAATCCGTGCATTTGTATCTGTTTCACTTATAACCTTCTTCTTATTAACCATTTTCCAGGGGAAGTAAGGCTTTAGTCCCGCATTATTAATAGCTTGCTTTATGACAGCAAACATAAGCTGTTCTTCAGCAGACTTCCCAACTTGTAGCGATATGTTATTTATTGCAGTAGTTCTATTGGTTGACTTTTTACTCATTTCTCTACCCTCTAATTAATTTAACTTACAGACAGAGTATAACTAAATAGACAGAATACACCTTGACTTATATCAAGAAAACACAAATAAATGTCATTTAATGGTAAAAGTGTTATAGTAAACTATGTCTAAGGGTTCAAAACAACGCAAATCACAAGTATCTGATAAGAAATTCCTAAAACAATGGGATAATATATTTAATAATAGCAAAAAAGCTGAGAAAGCCTTAACAAGACAATGGATGGCTTATATTGATAGTCGCCATAAAGAAGAGGAAAAGGCCAAATAATGCCTACAGGAACCATATCACATGTAAGAAAGATCATTAAGGCAAAAGAGCTTATTGAGAAGATGCAGGATGCTATTCTTGACGACGATAAGCCTATGTTATCTGCTGCTGAAGTAGGGGGAATAAAGGTCTTACTAAACAAAGTCATACCAGACCTCAAAGGGGTAGAGCATTCAGGCAGCATAGATGGTGATGTAACCCACAAGCATAAGGTTAAGTTTGTTAGCTCTAAATGAAATAGAGCATACTACTGAAATGGCAGAATGTTTCGATATTCTGTTTAGACCAAAACGCTTTAAAGTATTCTATGGTGGACGTGGTGGCCTCAAATCATGGGGCTTTGCCCAGGCCCTTCAATTAAAAGGATACGACGACAAACTACGTGTTCTCTGTACACGTGAACTTCAAGGCTCAATCAAAGAGTCAGTCCATAAACTCCTATCCGATACCGTCTCACGCTTAAGCATGGATTACTTCTATGAGATAGCGGTAACTTCAATAACCGGCAAGAATGATACTGGCTTCTTCTTCGAGGGATTAAAAAACAACACTACTAAGATCAAATCCTTTGAGGGTGTTGATGTGTGTTGGGTTGAAGAAGCTGAGGCAGTGACAGAAGACTCATGGGATATTTTAATCCCAACCATCAGAAAGGCAGGATCAGAGATATGGATTAGCTTTAACCCTGATGATGAAATGGGTGCAACGTATCAGCGGTTTGTAGCGCCTTACCTGGATGAAATACAAAAGAAAGGTTATTACGAGGATAAGGATATTTATGTCCGTAAGATAGGCTGGCAGGATGCTGATGTATTGGGCTGGTTCCCTGAAGAACTAAGAGCAGAGAAGGATAAGTGTCAGCGTGAGAACCCTCGAAAGTATCTACACATATGGGAAGGTGAACCAAATACAGACTATGAGGACTCAATCATTCAGCCTGAGTGGGTTGATGCAGCGATTAATGCACACAAGAAGCTAGGCATTAAACCCAAAGGCGTAAGAGTGATAGGCTTTGACCCTGCAGATGAGGGGAATGATGCTAAGGCGTATGCTATAAGGCATGGAACACTGATAACTGACATTAATCAGTGGACTACCGGGGATTTGGAAGAATCTGTACAGAAGGTATATGACATAGCCTTTGATCACCAATGTACTGACCTGGTATATGATTCTATTGGCATAGGTGCAGGCGCTAAGATTAAATTCAGACAGTTGAATGGTAATGGTGACTTACAGATAGATGGGTTCTGTGGTAGTGAATCACCCGATAATCCAACAAGAAAGTATAAGGGTGACAGAATTAACGATGATATCTTTATCAATAAGAGAGCGCAGTATTGGTGGTATCTAAGAGACAGGTTCGAGAATACATATCGTGCAGTTGAATTAGGTGAGTACAAAGACCCTGATGAGTTGATATGCCTTAATGGTGACATGAAGCACATAAAGCTATTAAAAGCTGAATTAACACGAGTACAGCGTAAACGTTCAAGGATGGGCAGTAGCTATATACAGATAGAAAGCAAGCAGGATATGAAAGCCAGGGCATTGAAGTCACCTAATATAGCTGATGCGTTGGTGTATTCCTTTGCTAATACAACAAAGACCGGCTTCCAATCAAAACCACTGGACTATTCCAAGATGGATAGAGCGATGCAACGATGACAGCCTTTATAACTATATTTTCATTTATTGTATCAATAGCTGTGTGCTGCATGGCTTATACAATATGGAAGTGGTAACTAAACTATGAACCGTAAACAAGTAAACGATAAACTAACAGATGATGATATATTGGCAGAGTGCCGGTATCAGTCATCACAGGCCAGCGGTAGTGAGTTTGCAGCTGATGAGCTAACATCAGACAGAACGGCTGCACTCAAGGCATATCTAGGCAAACCTATTGGCAATGAGGTGGACGGAAACTCTACTGTTCAGTCATTAGATGTAGCCGATATGATAGATGCCATGCTATCTCAGATCATGCCCACGTTCTCTCAGGACAATATCGTGCAGTTTGAGCCTGTCAGTGAGCAAGATGAAGAGCAGGCGCGTGTCGAGAGTAAGTTCTGTAATTATGTGGTGATGGAGCGCAACAACGGCTTCATTCTATTAGAGACATTGATTAAAGATGCCTTATTGTCAAAGAATGCAACAGCTAAGGTCAGAGTAGACATTAAGGAAGATGTAGAGAAAGAACGATATAAAGACCTGACCGAAGAAGAGCTGTTTATTGTATTACAGCCAACTAAGCAAAATCAGGAGGTGATCACATCTAAGTTTGACAAAGAAAAGGGAATTGTAAACCTTAAGCGGATAACAACTACACGTAAGTTAATCGTTCAGGCGGTAGCCCCTGAGAACTTCAGTGTAACCTCTGAGCATAAATCCCCTTATTTAACTGATTGTACCTACTGTGTAGAAAGATACTGGGAAACCAAGTCAAAATTGATAGAACAGGGGTATGACCCTGCAATGGTGATGGATTTACCTGTAAGCACAGCAGACACTAAGGTGGATTCGATTGAGCGTAATCAGATAGATGACGAGCAGAATTTCTTTAATACCTCGCCGAGTATGCAGATAGTTGAGCTTGAGGAGCATTATATTCGTATCGACCAGGATGGAGATGGTGTAGCAGAGCTTCACAAAGTA